GTTTCTTTCACCGTTCATCCATCGCTGTATGAAATCAATTTCTTCTTGGGTATATTGTTTCATGGCTATTGCTGTTTGTTTCTGCAAAGGAAATTATTCTTGGGCAGAAATACAAGTTGTTTCATCCAAATTCTGTAACTTTGTGAAAAAATAGAAGTATATGATAGGTAAAACATGGGTGTGTCCAGCTCCGAAGAGCAAAACTACAGCCGTAGACTCGGTTGACTGGTGGTGTGTCATGGTCGTGATATGTACGATATGGGCAGTAGCCTTGACGGTCGGTATGGTTTGTACGGAAAGAACTCCTTCAGTCTTGGTGTATTGCTTGTCTTCCATCTATGTCTTGTTGGCGGTCGTTTGGTGTCTGTATTTCAAGACTAGGTAGATGTACATCAATACCCTTGAATGCAGGTTGTTGTAGTGTGGCTTTTAAGTCATGCTTAAACGTGTTTGTTCCAGTTTGGCCGCAACTGGGATACATTCAAGAAACAAGAGAATCATCGAAACGGTTCTCTTGTCTTATTTTGAAAATGTAAAACTGATAAAAACAAGTATATATAAAACAAAACCGATAAATAAAAATCCTACCTTAAATATTGGCGCATACGGCGTTCCCAGTTATCATTGTGATCAATAGACTTATACCGAACCACTCCATTGTCCTTAATGTCAAGCGCACCTTCACGTACAAAACTTCTCTTATTAATCTTATCGGACTGAATATATTCAAATATTGCATATAAAGCTTCCTCATATCTTTCAGCTTTTGTCATAAAAACTATTGAAGCACGAGCAATATTCACATTCTCCACAACAATAAACGGATGACCATCATGAGACTTCAGAGTGAACATGAAAGAATCCTCATCACGCCTACTGTTGGTATGAGCAACACTCTCAGTAATCGGAACCACCTTATATCCTTTCATCTGATGTACAATCAGGAAATCAAAGTATTTGTTCTTATTCCTTATCAGCTCTTCAACAGTCATAAAATTTGCTCTTTCCATTGCTTTAGCAAAACAGAGCTTGTGTAACTTCTTGTCTGCATGTTCAATCTCTTCTATCTCCTTTTGTCTGTTCTTTTTGGTCAAGAAAATCAACGCTTGTTCAAAGTCCGGGTCGTTGCTTATCTTTATCTTAAAGTCCTTTGTGATTCGATACGTTATCTTTGGCATCGTGTTCTTGAAATGACCCAATATACTCATGAAGCTTCGTTTGCACCTGAAATCTGACTTCCTTAGCGGTTCAACTCTCAGTCTCTTTATCTTGCTTTCCAGGCTAGGCTCAAACACATAATAGCCGTTGTAGAACTTGACATCATCCCATTGCAGTTCAAATTCCTCATCGAATATTGACTTATCTATAATCTTATGACGTAATTTATCGGATATGCTCAGTAAATCACCTGCCTCTTTTATATCAACCGGATTGGCTTCAATAGTCTTAATTTTACTACCATATTTTTCTATCCTTCTCTTTTTCCATTGCTCCCCATACTTTTTAATAAGTATATCCTTGCATATATCTAAAGCCTCATAAAATTCATTATAATCAAATTGGGAGATACTAAAGTTCTCAGATATTTTATATTGGACTACAGGCAATTGGCTTCTATATTTTATCAATTCCTCAACTGATGGTGAAAATATATCACCAACTATTTGTATCGGATTAATTTTAGGAAATTCAAAATCTGGTTGGATTGTATAAGTGACAAAATCTTTCTTGACATCCTTCCAATTCAATTTAATCCAAGAATCGCTATAATTTTTCCTGAATTTTTTATATTCAAAATGAATAAACTCATTAATTATATTTTTAACACTGGGCATGAATGTCTCGTCAACAATAGCCCTGCTTTTTTCATCTACAACCCAAGTAAATGGCCGCAATTCATTACCATGTTTTTTAATATACTCATTTATCATTTCATTGCTTCCATCCACACAAATCTCTTGAGGGGTCACTTTAGCAAAGCATGGATTAAAAATACAATAACCTTTTTTAAAATGAACCCATTTCCATAGGCCCGTCCTTACTTTGTATTTTTGAAATTCATATTTAAAGGCGTTGTTCATGTGTTTTTATAGATTTGATTTATATTCATGGTTCAAACTGCAAAACAATGAAAAAATATCCATTCATCCAAAATACAAGCTAAATAAAATAAGAATCTCCCTACTTTCACAAGTAAGGAGATTCTTATAATTTTTGATTTACAACTACCTTTTCCGTCTTCACAGACAAAGGAAGGCACAAAATTACAATTTAGTTATTGTACTAAATGGGATTGCAAAGAAAACGTTTTCTTTTAAACTATACAACGTTTCAAAAAAGATTTTTATATTTGCAGCCGTTAATCCTTAAAAATACAAAATTATGAGAATACACTTTTACTTCAACTCCAGCGAGACAATACAACATACGCTAGTTTTCAACGTTGACTGGAACCTTCCTTATTTCCCAAGAGTAGGCGAAGAAATTGGTCCTTCAATCGTTATGGATAATGTCACTCCAAAGCAATTCTATGAAGCATTGACGCATTTTGCCAAAGAAAGCTGGAACAAACAAGCATCATGTAAGACCGATGATTGTACAACAGAACAAGGCGAAAAGGAAAGAATGAGAGATTGGCTGCTCGAAATGAACATGAGAGTGGAAGATGTTGAATGGTGTCTTGGTAAGGACGGTTATTTCGCTTCAATCATGTTGGACGAATATGAGAACATACTGAAACGCAAGAATGAGGAAAAATGCCCATACAAATTTTAAATGCCATCAGCCCTGCAACCAAATGTAGGGCTGATTTTTATATACACCTCCAAAGATTTGCCAATAAGCTGCCAACTACAGCCACCTCCATCCACCAGCACCACTTATCCTTCATGGACAATGAAAGCATACCTCCGACAAAAGCAAACCATAAAGTCACATCCCATAACCCTTCAAATATCTGCCAAAGCACGACACTCAAACAGCACATGACGGCAGCACCATAATGAACTATACCTTCCAGTCTCAACCTGAAAGCAGGGGCGGCAGCAACAAAAACCAACGATGCACATGCAATGAAGCACAAGCAATGATAAATCTCACATGACACCTCAGTCCATACCGGCCATAACAAAATCCCAACACTGAGCATAACAACCTGGAATATCCATCCGTACTTGCCGAATTCATAATAAGTCGCCGACAATGATTCAGGCGTGTCGTTCCACATTGACAGCACCACAAATCCGGCACAAAGAAGCGTAACAACAATCAAAACCAATACCATAACATTCAAATTTTCACAAAGTTAAGAAAAATATGGATAGCCTTCAGAAATGGTACGATAAAAAAGTTTGTCAGAACTATTACTATATATAAGAATAACAACTTTTAAACAATAAGGATATGGCAAATTTGGATATGCTTAGCGATGATTGGGGAGCAAAGGGCGCACAGATGACGGGTGCCCAAGTTCAGCAAATCATCAAGGATGCACTGAAACAATGCGCTAAATGGGCTACAGAACCCGAAGAAGCGGTGGAAGGAGAAGAAGGTTACGTGGTAATCAACGTGGATGGAGTGCCAAAGAAGATTTCGTTGGCAAAACTTATTGAAAAAATCGATGAACAGCAAGGAACCGGAGTAGGAAAACAATTCATCAACGAATTGTTCGGACTTCCTACATCAGAAGAATCAACCGAACAATAAAACCACCCCTCCAAATATGCAAAATGGAGGGGATATATTTATACTGATATATGAACAAGGCATTTAGACATACGGTAGAAAGATGGCATTCGAATACGCCGAAGTTCTTCAAGAACATCATTTACATAGCCGTCATCATTTCTACCTCAGCAATCGGCATACAGACCACTTTGATCAGCACCAATTCCATCATACCTGCATGGTGGCAAGAGGCTTATCCTTATCTTATCGGACTTGGAGTAGGTGCATCCGCAGTGGCGAAACTGACCAGGGAATACAAGGAATGTAACGATGATGACAATGTGAATTGACAACTATTATAGATTATGAAGCAATATACTGTAAGAAGTGGACAGAACATATATGACGTGTCCTTGACCATCTACGGCACGGTGGAAGGCATATTTGACTTGCTCATCAGCAATGAAGGTCTTACCATGGACACTAAACTGAGCTATGGGATGGTATTGAATTACCATGAGGAATTCATCATCAACAGCGGTATTGTTTCATGGCTGAAGGATAACGACGTGCTTGTGAAGAACGGAGAACATGTATACAACCATATAGATGTGGAAGCTACCATCAAGCAGCATATATACAGCTACCATCAAGACAAGTACGATTCACTCCAGTATCTTTCGCCGGATGAAAAGAACATGTTTTGGGAGGAATTCATTTCTCCTAGAATGGTCATTCAACAGCAAGGTCAAATTTCAACATTCAACGTATGGTTGAAAGGCGACACGCACATGATTATAGACTGGGGTGATTATTCCGAAGTGCAGATTGTTGATTCAACTGAAGAAGTCGAGATAGAGCACTGCTACAAAAGTGCAGGCTCGCACAAGATAACCATGTATGGCGATTTCAAGTGTTACTTGCTTGACCTCAGAATGGTAAACGGAGTCCATTATCCGCTTTCCCATATCTATGCTGACGATTTTATGTCGGAACTTAATATTAATGATTTGGACAAATTGATTATAACCAATGAGAAGCGTTAGTCAGATATACTCCGAAGCTGTGTCGGTGCGAAACAATTACCTACAGCTTACGGAACTGAATTCAGGCAGAAGCAACAGCAAGCTCAGCATGATTAACTTGCTGACTTACGTTGTTGCCGTATGCATTCATACCTATGAAGCTGTATTGGATGTGTTCCAGTTGAAAATGACTGAAGCACTGAGCGGTCGTATCAACGGAACACCTGATTGGTATGCGCTGACAGCAAAGAAGTTCCAGTACAATTCATCTTCCGAAATCGGAGATGCCTTGATATTCAATGAAAATACCCTTAAAGTTGAATACGAGACGGTCAATCCGGCAAATAGAATCATCGACAAGGCAGCATGGCAGGCCGGTGAGGACGGGCAATCTATTCTCCTGAAAGTATGCAAGGCGAACACCAACAGCAATGAACTGAACAATGGAATCCCTTACACACAGCTTACCGACAATGAAATGAAGGCTTTCAAGATGTTCATCCAGCAAATCAAGTTCGTTGGTGCCAATATTGAATCGGTAAGTTATCCTGGTGACATAATCACTGTGGTTGCCGACAACGAGAATCCTATATTCTATAATGAGAACTATGCCACATCCGCACAGGTGTTGTCATCAATCCAACAGAGCCTCATTGACTTTGCGAACGAATTTGAATATAACGGATTCCTTTATTACCAAACCTTGATGAACACCATCAGAAAATCCGAACATGTGGTGGACACAAGCAATGGTATCAAGATATATATCAGTTCATACAACAAGGAAACTGGCATGTATGACGAACCGGTGGAACTGAAGAACAGGGTCAGACTGAAGAGCGGTTACATTAGATTGCTCGACACCAATTCTGCAATGACCATCAATTCAAAGAACATTACCTTGCTTCCATCATCGGAAATGGACAAATATAGTACCGTACTTTAATTGAAGCTATGATTAATGTAGATTTCGTAAATATAGACAATGCCAAGCTGATCGGGAGACTGCTTCCGTTTTGGGCAAGGGGGAAGAACACTTCATTGCTTCTTCAAGCCCTTCTAAGCCCAATCATATCGGTCCACAACAATTTCAAGCTGTGGGCTTTGGAGCAATATGTCTATACTCACATCACATCCCAGGCAATGTCTATCGAATGGTACTTGAAGTACAAGCTCAAAACCCATTTTATGAATGAAAGCAATTCATTCATTGTAAGGGATGAACCTATTAAGCTTACTACCGACGGTGAAATTGACGGTATTAAAGACATATTCACTTGCTTCGGCGGTGAACATTGGGTCAATGAATTCGACTGGAAGAACAATGTCCTGTGGTCCATATCAAAGGCTCATGAAGCTGCATCAGTACAAGTTGATGATGAATCACCGGAAGAGGAAGGCTCATTCATCTATGTATATGCTCCCGAAATCGTAAGCACAATCAATTACAACCAGGATGATTACATTAGGGACATCAACTATATCGTTTCCCAGTTCATGACGAACTTCAAGACAATCAAGATAATTATAATTAAAAAATACTGACGATATGAAAATTCATAATTACGGAAACGACTATGCTTACCAACAGAAGCAGAAGTCAATGGAAATGGCACAGACAATCAACAATGTGCCGGTTATCGAACCTGAAAAAGAAGAAATGAAAAATGCTGGAAATCAAGTTCACGAAGAAAGACAAGAAGAAGTGGCTCAGAAGGAAACAGAGGGTCAAGAAGTTTTGGGAGAAAGTAAGGGAACAGAGAGCGAAGAACTGGCAGAAGAAGTACGGGAAGCCCAAACAGAAGGAACCCAAACAGCCAACCAAAGAAAAAAGAAGCAGACCCATTAAGCAGAAATACCACAAGAGGGTAAAGTTCAATGAAACACTGGTTGGACATTACATGTACGTGTATGCCCCGGTTGAATATCACATGCTCCTGAAGTATATGGAAGAACTCAGGAATGTCGATTCCAATACGACTGCCACTTCACTGCAATACATAGAGCTATTGGCAATACATTCAGAAAATCCGGCATTGAAGACAACCACTTTCAGAAAAGCGATAATAGCCTATCAGAAACATGGAATGAACCCTCCAAAGAAAGCTCACTGGACTTTAAGGGATGCCGTAAACTTTGCAAAATTCAGTAATTTTATCCATAAACAAATGGAAGAGTGTGAAAGGGAGTTGCCCTGACACACTCTTCTTTTTTATAGTCCAATGCCTTTGTATCTTACATAACACTCAGAATACCTGACATACCATCTAATGAATGAATTCAAATCCAAATACAGTTTTTCAGCAAACTGAATCATACAAGGATAGAGCATTGTCAGCATCTTTGGTACATTGAACAGATACTCATTACATTCACATTCTTCAATCAATGTCTTGGTATGTCTTAACATGTCATATCTGACGGAACATGTGCCAAACTCAAATTTATTGTCTGAATCCGGTCTCTGAATATGGCACTTTGCATTATAAGAAATGTCATACAGAAGGATATGATACATTATGACCGCAATACATTCCTCGGCTGTATTCTCAAAGTCTTGCCTGTAAATATTTTCAAAATCATCATCACTCCTCAACTCAAGCATTTTGGGGTCATATAGCGAACCGTTCAAGTCTTTCGGAAGTGGTGCAAGCTGACCGTTGGAAAGTGTCACGTAGAGCTTCTTTAGTGCCTCTATGACAACTTTGAAGGTTGTTTCTGCGCTAAGGAACTCATTGGTTCTTGCCAAATCCTTCATTGCAACGCTCACATAGAATTTTGGAGGTTTTTGTTTTGGCTTTCGTTTCATTTCCAGAATTTATTCGTAATGTCTCTGCAATAATCACCTTCAATCTTATATGGCCGTTGGTTAGTAGTCCTTGATTTCAAGCCTCCCAGTTCTTCAATATACGGACCAATCTTTATATAGGACAAGGACATGCAGACAGGATTCGAACCTGCGGTGTGCTGAACATTCAGCATCCTTCCCTGGGTGGGCATAGGAACACTCGGCCACTTGTGCGTACTGCATGTTCTTATATTCTGATTATAATTCTTTCCAATTCTTCAAAGACTGGAAAAAATTGTGTCTTTTCTTGTAGATTCTTCAAGTTTCTACAAGAATTTACAGAAAATCAGTTTATTTTTGGTCAATTAGGTTCACCACTTCATGAAGGCTCTTTCCAGTACACTTCAGTTCTTCGGTTTCATCACTGAAGGCTTTCCATACCAGTTCATCCTTCAACTTTTGGCTTCCGTATGACTTTATGGTGTAGCCCTTGTACGAGTATTTTCCCGGAGCTATCTTGATTGGTTTGATTTTCTTTGTTGCCATATTATTGGATTTTATTGTCAGCTTTCTTGTTTCTCATACGCTGGAATCCTTGCAGTATAATTGTTATCAACTTCAGTATTGCCAACCCTATGCCTACAAGTATTGCAAGCAAGAACATGAGGGCAATAATCACAGTGACGATTCCACAAAGCAATATAATGGGGCTGAAGACTATCAACAACGCCCATAGAAATAAATCGATAATCATAGCTGATGATATTTAAATGAGATATTGTCTCCATAAATCAAGAAATTGTCTACCGCAATAATCTGACAACATCTTGTTCTTTAATGTAAGAAGAGGAGTATTGGCTGCGGTCAATGCTTCATCTTCAACAAGTGCCGATTCTTTGAAAATTATCATTGCCCCATTTTTTCTACGATAGAATATAGGATACCAACGTTCCATATTTTCACCTGACAACTGGTTGTACTTTTTCCCATCGAGAGCTTTTATGATTATCGTCAGCTTTTCAAAAGCAACTTCATGTACTCTCATTGAGGACTTGATTTTGTCAGGATTCAACTTGAGTTCGGCACATGCGTCCTCAAATGAGGTGATACGCTTCATCCTTGCTTCGTCCGACTGGGTGTCCTTGTACTTTTTCTGTAATTCGTAAGTTTCAAGCCAATGCTTCAAATACGGCTTTTTTGCGACTTGTTTTCTAATCTGAGCTAATTCTTTTTCATTAAGTGTCATCTTTTCCATAGCTTAAATTCTTTTGATGTGACCACAATTAATACAATGCAGTCTGACACGCTTTCTTTCATCATAGTCCAGGCGGTACGAATGACGGCCTCTGGCAATACAAAAAATCCTCTGAATCATTCTATACATAAAATGAGACTGAGGGGATTCTGAGTGAGGATAACTAATGTCCATGTTCATCCTCTCCATCCAAATTATGAAGCTGGTTGATGGTAGATTCAAGGTGGGATTGCTGACGGTGCAGTTCAACCACGTCTTCTGAAAGTTCGTTGATTTTGTTCAAATGGAAGAAGTTCAGGAATATGCTTATTCCCAATAAACCCAATAACACCAGTATTGCTAAGAACTGGTTGATTTCCTTTTTCATGTGTCTTTATAAGTTAATCGGACACTGCTTTCATCAATTGATACAAAAAATCCCTAATATATCTTGATTATATATAGGGAACTCAAAGGGAATTTCAAATATGTCTTTTTATGAAAGGAAAATCCTATGGGATTTCCCTAATTTTATTTTTAGAGTTTTTTTTTATTCTATTTTTCTCTTTGATTTTTATATATGATTTTTCTGTTTTTTCTTTTAAACTTTTTAGGCTTGAACTTTTATTCTTTTATAAAAAATAAAAATTTTACCATTCCAATGAGCAAGCTCATCTGCACTTTAATCCCTAAGACGGTGTTGCCCATCTTGAAGGAATTAACAGTGACTATTTTTTTGTTTAAGCACGATTCCACCATTCCACTTGAGTTTCTTGTCACTGACGTAACACCATTAGCTGACATTACATGGGTGTTCTTCTTCGAGCTAATCGTTGCCAAGGCCTTGACACCCGATAAGATAAGTCGTGCTCTTATCCTATCCCTTAATTTCGGCCCCTCCTTTAGCTGGCTGCCTATTTCCCTGGAGGTCTCGGACTGGTCGGTGGTCTGTTATATCCCGTCCCCCATATCCATGATTGCTTTTCCCTACTCAAAGGAGTTGCTCCCAATTGTCCATATCATTGTGATATACCGGCTATCTTGATCTTTTTTTGAGATTAGTGTGCATTGTAGCAACAATCAGACCCAATGCAACCCTTGATTGAATTTTCTTACTGTGACAGCTTGCTTTTTGCATGAGGAGCCTGGTTAGTTTAGGACTCAAGGCCGCTTATCTTTTCAGATAGGCTAATCAAGGTAGCCTAATAAATGCAACGAAGCATTGTAAGCTTTTTGGACGAATTGAGATGCTTACAATGCTTCTTATGTTGCATGGAGATTTACACTTGTCTCCTACAATTATTCTTTCACAATTTCTCAATTCGTCACCCGCTGCAAATATACGGACTATTTTTGGAATACCAAATATTTTTGGTGAAAATTCAAAATAAAAATGTTAAATTGAAAAACAACTGCTTTCAGAAACTAGAATATTTCATTTATAAGGTACGCACGCAATGCCGAAAATTGTTCAAAAAAGATGTGCATATTTAAGACGATTTAAAACACTGATAACCAGTATTAAAACAAAATATGAATGTACATCGAAAAAATAATTTCTAAAAATAATTTGTTGTTTCCGTTGAAACTCGTAATTTTGCCTAAAAGTTTTCGAATATGCTTAGAGGAAAAGGAAAACTTATTAAGCTGGACGGCAATATCATCAAGACCGAATTTGATGAAGCTTGCCGAAAATTACCTGACAATGACGAATACCTGTTCGTTATTTGTGACAACACGAAGAATAGGAACTTACCCTATTTGTCGTACTTCTTCTCAGTCGTGATTAAGTATCTGTCAGACGCATTGCCTGACCATCCACATCCGACTGCATTGTACAAGTTCTTCGAGGATATGTTTGCTCCGATTCATACCTCAACAATCAATGGCGAACAATTCGAGTATTGCGAGCTTAAATCGGAGCGAGTACGTGATGTCAACGATGTTATAGAGAAAGTCGTTGAGTATGCCCTTAAAGAATGGGGCATTGAAATTCCTCGTCAGGAAATATTGAATGACCCTGAAATGAGAGAGTTTTATAGCCAGGCTTATTTGAATCAAGAAGTCGATTGGAGCAGATTTATCTCTTCGCACAAAAAATTATCTAAAGATGAGCGAAGAAATGAAGAAGAGAAGTGCATTTGAGCTTTTCGCACAGGTAAAACAGACCTACTCTGAAGCCGAAGAAAAAGCAAAGCAGGAAGCCGGTTCTCCACGAGTTGAGCGTTTCCGTATCGGAGAAGATGGCGAGTATTCCATCCGTATTTTACCATTGGCACCTCAGATTGATTCTGAAGGCAATGTCCTTCCTTTGGACAGAAAGGGCTACGAATATCCGATTCGTCAGCTGTTCCTTGCCATCGAAGCACCTTCCAAGAAGGGTGGCAAGAAGAAAGTGGTAAACATCCCAGTAATCCGTACTACAGACAAGGGTGTTGATTTCTCGGTTGACCTCATTGATACCTATGTCAAGATTGCCAAGGAAATGTATGGCGATGATGAAGAACTGATTAAGCTCATCACCGGTAACAGTTTCAGTGGTGGTCTGAAGTGGAACTATCAGCATGCAATCATGTTGCTTGACCTCAGTACTGACAAGGAACGTGCAAAAGGTCCTCAATTGTGGCAATGTTCTCATTCATTGTACAAGACCATCGATGAAGCCAAGATGCGCTTGTGGCGAGATTTGCGTGAAGATGGAGAACAAGAAACGTGTCCTATCTCATGGTTTACCGATGCTTACCCGGTAAAGGTAATCCGAAAGAACAACAACGGCAAGACAGATTACGATGTTGAAATTGGTCGTAAGACAGTAAACGTGAAGGAAGAGGAAGTTGAAAAGCTTCTTGAACTTCCACGTATTCCAGAACAGATTTTCCGTTATACCAAGTATCAGTTCGAAGCTACATTGGTATTCTTGCAGCAGTATGATGAAAAGCATGACATGGAAGTGTGCAAGGAACCTGATTTCATTGAAGCCGTTGAAAAGCTGAAGGGCGAACTTCCGGCAGATGACAATTCGCACTTTGATTTGGCAGGTGCAGCAGGCAAGGAAGGTGGCAAGGATGAAGTTACCATCAATTCACTTTGGGCTGAATACGACTTGATTGTTGACCAAGACCTTGGTGAACGCTCGGATGAATATCAGGACTTGCGTGAAAAGATTCGTCAGTTCATTGAAGACAATGGTATCGATGTCCGTATTTCACGTACCAAGACCAACCAACAGATTCTTGAAGAGGTTGAGGAGGCTTTGGATGCAGCCAAGAAAGCTCCTAAGAAGGAAGAGCCTGAAGAGGAAGAAGAACAGGAAGAAAAGCCTAAGCGTACCCGTGCTCCAAAGGAAAAGGCAAAGGTAGAGGAAGAAGAGGAAGAACCTGAAGATGATGATACCGATAACAAGCCTGAACCTGAACCTGAACCGGCTCCAGCTCGTCAACGAAGAGCACGTCCAGGCAGTGAAGAAGCCAAGGCGGAAGAACCTGAAGAGGAATCTGACAAGGATGAAGAAAAGGCTGAGGAAGCTCCTCGCCGTAGACTTCATGCCCGTAGATTAAGATAAACCCAATCTTTAGATAAGCGTGTGTCGGAGGGGTATCGGTCATGATACCCTTACCCCTCCTTTTATGTATTCATTAATTAAAGATTGGGACTATGAAAGAGGCATTGGCTTTGTTAATCAATGATATACATGTTTCCAAGGACAACATAGCAGAGTTTAATAGAAACTGGGATGAAGCTCTGATGGTGTGTCAGTGTGAAGGTATATCAGAAATCATAATTGGCGGTGACATGTTCACCGAACGTTCATCACAGACTTTGGCCGTTCTGCTTGCTGTAAAGGGGGCTTTGGACAGGGCTGTGGCCAAAGGCATGTATGTTACCATTGCAGAAGGAAACCACGACATTGTGGACAAGGAAGCGTTTGATGGATATAATCATTTGTGGGTTGGTCAGAAGAATATTGACGTAATTGATACCTATAGAATCCTGAGTTGGGAAGAATGTGATTTCGTTCTTGCTGTAATGAGCTACTTCCCAGAAAACGGCTCGTTCCTTGATTGGTTGGATAAAATGCTCACGGAAGCATTGACCAAGCATGGCGATGTCGTGCGTTCTGAACAGGACATTATTCTCTATATCCATGAAGGTGTTCATGGCGCATTGGGTAATTTCGAAATCGAAGGTGAGCTTCCGCAAGAGCCGCTTTTGGACTATAAGGCTGTATTGTGCGGTCATTATCATAATCGTATTCATATCAAGGGAACAAATATCCAGTACATCGGTTCATCTCGTCAGCATAATTTTGGTGAAGATGAAGAAAAGGGTTATACCATCCTTTATACTGATGGCTCTACGGAATTTGTCAAGAATCAGGCAAACCAACGGTTCAAGACATTCGACATTGATTATGATGACATATCCAAGATTGATAAGCTGATTGATAAGGAAACTTTGGAGTATTGTAAGGTTCGTGTGAAGGTTCGCTGTACGGAACAGCAGGCTAAGGTGTTCGACAAACAGCAGTTGTTGGATTTAGGTGCAAATAAAGTTGAACTTACACTCAACACATCAGTGGTCCAAGAAACGGCTGCTATGGGCATTGAAGAAAAATTCGACAAGCAAGGAATCAAGAAAGAATATCGGAACTTCTGCAATGAACAGGAGATAGACAGTGAGTTGGGAATCAAGTATTTGGAGGGTTAATCTATGTGGAAACTGAAAAGCATATATATAAAAAATATCGTTTCTTTCCGTGAAGCGAGACTGGAAGTTGAGCAGGGTGTGGCTACGCTTATCTTCGGTCGTAATGAAGACAATGCTTCCCAGCCTTGCAATGGTTCAGGCAAATCTTCTTTGATTGAGGCCATTGCCTTTGCATTGACCGGCGAGCAGCTTCGTAAAGTGAAGACCATCGAGGAAATCATCAATGACAATGCTGACGAGGCGTTTGTTTCGTTGGAATTGGAAAACGACTATGATAATACGACATTGATAATTGATCGGCAAATCAGCCGCAATGCTCCGCAAATTATTGTGTGCCATAAGTATGATACCGATGGTAATGAAATTGAAAAGGACAAGACCATTCAGCCTACAGTAGCTGATTACAATAAGTTTATTCTCAGTGAAATAGGTTTGAGCAAGGATGACATTTATAATAACTATATCCTTTGCGACAACAAGTACGAATCATTCTTTGATTGTTCTGACAAAAATAAGAAGGAAGTTATCAACCGTTTCAGCAATGGGCAGATAATCGATGAATCAATTGAACGTGTCCATAAGGATATGGAACCCGTTGAGGAAGAATTGCGTCAGGCAAACAGTCAGGTAATCAATATCAAGGGTTCAATCTCTGCCATTGAAAACGAACTGGCCAATGTTGACGAAAAGAAAACCAATGCCATCAATGAGCGTGCGGTCAGAATTGAGCGTATCGACAACAATATTCTGCAATGTCGTGAAAGGATTGCCGATTATGAGGATAAGCTTGGAAAGGCAGAAAAACGCATGAATATTCTTGAATCGCTTAAAACACGTGTTGAAGAAGCGGAAAAATCTGACATTTCATTGCTTGATGCTTATGGGGAATTCAAGGTTATGTGCGAAGAGAACGAACTTGGTACCATCAGTGATTTTGTGAAAATTTCCGAAAAATACAAGGGGGATTTGGTGAATCAGCAGAATAAGCTTGAATCACTTAAAGCGGATATTGTTGCTGCCGAAAATAGCTGGAAGGCTTGCAGTGCCGCTTATGAAGACGGTCTTAAACAATGTACGGCATTGCAATCAGAACATGAGAAGCTTAACAAGGATGCGTTGAAAAAAGTCAGCGAACTGAATGAAGAGCTGGACAAAATTGATAGAGACCTTGATAACCTGGAAGGCGCAATCAATGGTAATAAAAATTGCATTGCCGATTGTGAACTTTCAATCAAGACTATCAAGACCATGATTGAAGGAGCTGTCAAATGTCCGAATTGCGGCTATGAATTCGATATAAGCAACAAGAAAAGTGTAGATGATTTGAAGAGCGAATTGGCTGAAGAGGAAAAGTCGCTTGATATGCATAAGAAGGATGGTGACGACTGGCAAAAGGAATTCGACAACCTTAACAAGAAATATATAAAAACCGAAAAGGAAGCAGCAGGCATTGAAAAGGATATTGCTTCACGGAAGAAAGAACTTGAATCGTTGAATGAAGCTTCCCGTACATTGATGGCAAAAGTCAGCAAGGCGGAGTTGGCGATTGAAGCAGTAAAGAAGGAGATTATTCTGTGCCAAAACGAGTTCAGTGTGATTGATTGCAAGATTGAAGTTCTCCGTCAGCGTTTGTTCGGTGAGATTACCGGATTGATTGAAGGAAGAATCATGAACGGAAAGAACTTTATCGAGCAACAGTTATCAAGCATTGAATTCGAAAAAGGGAAGCTCAACCAGTACAAGACTACCAAGAGAGAGCTTATGGAGGCTCCAGAAACCGATTTTGAGACATCTTTGAATGAATCTTTGAAGAAGTATCAGGCTGACCTTGAAAATGCCGAAAAAACGGCTCAAAACGTTCAGAATGAATATGATAAGCTGAAGGGTCAGGAAGTGAACTTTACAATGTTCAAGAGCTACATCGCCCGCAAGAAGATTGACGCACTTTCATATATCGTGAATGACTTCCTTGAAAAAATCGGTTCTGACATCAGATTGAGACTGGAAGGCTTTACAATGACCAAGAGCGGTAAGCTTCGTGACAAGATTTCCGTTCAGGTTATGCGTGACGGCATCGATTGCGGTTCTTATCATAAGTTCTCCGGTGGTGAAAAAGCACGCTTGAACCTTGCTTGCATCTTGTCTTTGCATACCCTTACTAATTCCAATTGTGAGGATGGAAAGGGGCTTGATTTTATCATCATTGACGAGCTTCTTGACAAGTCTGATGAAATGGGTATGACCACCTATTGTGATGCTTTGAACAAGTTGAAGCAGACATCGCTTCTCATTACCCAAGGTGCTGTTTCTGAAGGCTATCCGCATAAGCTATTAATAACAAAAAGACAAGGAGTATCAACAATTTCAAATTAATAGTCAATGAAACGGATGACAGAAGAGTATTTGGCACAATTGGAGCGTAAGAATGTGCTTGCATTGGATTGTGCGGAACATACGGGTTATTATTCCACGCATGGTTATGGCACATGGTATTTCCCTTCTGATGCTAAGGCTCCAAAGAAACTTGGAGAGGACTATCAGCAACATAAGTGCTTTAGAGATACCATTATCAAGTTTGTGCAGGAAAACAACATCAAGGTAATTGCTTCGGAAGATGTGAATGTAGGAAAACACTTTAATGCGTTGAAAAAGCTATCGCAATTCCAAGGGGTGCTGTTTGAGCTGTGCGCCACCCTTAACATTCCGTTAATTGTGTTCAATGTGAGTGAAATTAAGAGGTGGGCTACAGGTGATGGCAATGCTTCAAAGCAAAAGATGATGGAGTATGCAATCAAACGTTGGCATATTGACCCTGAAGGGGATGACAATGTTGGTGACGCTACCCATATCTTCTTTCATTTTATTCATCGTTATAAACTCTGAATCAGTATGATAGCAAGCAAGAGAACCGTAAAATGTAATGATGTTGGCAAACATTGTGATATGCTGGTGGATGACTTCTTCAATTTTTACGAAGGTCACTCAGACTTGGTGAAATTAATAGACATCAGGGACATTTCAGAACCGATGCCTCCTGAACAGGAACAGAATCGGAAGATGATGGCCAGATGTCGGAAGGCTTGGCTGGATTATTGCAAATTCGTCGGTTTGTCACGTCAAAGTGAAACCCTATTTCTAAAACGTGTGAAGACAGAATGGCGAAACAGAGAACAACAACAGCAGACGATGCAGCTCCAGTCAAAAGAGAAGCGAGGTGCAAGCAATTAAGCCCTCGTGAAAAGGAAAAGCTGTTCAACCAGTACATAGTGCCGAATTTTTCCAGTATCAAGAGTCTGACAAGAAGGTATACCGATAATTATCAGGACGTGGATGAGAACTACAATTATTGTCTCGCCCAAATGTATAACTATATCGGTTCTTATGACCCTAAGATGAAGCTTGATACTTGGATTCATATCTGCACCAAGAGAGCGTGTTTCAATCAGAACAAGAAACGTGCTGAGGAATCATCCCATTATACAGATGTGGAGATGTGTACCCAGGAAGAATTGTATCAGAACGGAAACAGCATGATTGTGGATGCAGGGTTCGGTACACTTGCGGATAACTTGTCCGATAAAGTGTATATGGCCCTGATGAAGATACCTCCTCACCGGTTATCCCCATTCCTCCTTTTTGTACAGGGGCATGGAATCAGGGAGATAACCAGTATGGAATACAAGATGGGGCATTTGGAGAAACGTTCGGAGGATATAGTCAAGAGCCGTATCTTTTGGGCAAGGAAGGAATTACAATATATATTGAAAAGAAATGGAATTACAAGAAAGCACCATAAGAGTACGTTCGATGATAGAATCTTTAATCAAGAGGACGATTGACCCGAAATGGAAGTTCACGCAGAGCGGTCAGGTAGCATTGCAGTTGCAGAATGGATTGGGTGTGTTGCCTATGTTTTTCGGTATTCCAAGACTTGATGAAGAGCGTATAGTTGATTATATCGTGTATCAGGTATACAGATGTAGACAAGCGGTAGAAGACGGAAGATGGCAACCTTCATGGATGTTCTCCAAGTCAGCTATGGACAAGTACAAGGCTCAGTTCATGAGTGAGAAAGGCAAGTCCGGCATGAATTACTACATCAACCAGTGGCTTGATGAGTATGAATTGTCAAGGAGAGAGCTTACCTCCATGATAGCTAAGCCGAAGCCAAGTCCGTTGAGGAAGATGGTTTATCTTGAATCCGAAGAGCCTATAAAGAAACGTTTCTTCAATACTGAGGCTGGGCTGTTGTTGTGCCAACAGGCCACTACGGGTTGGAGTCCGCTTTCGGAAACGTGCAAAAAATGTAAGAACTGGGTTGAGTGCGGTCAACTTACCGCAAAGAAATACCCTGAATTAATGAGATTTAGAAGAGAGGCTTATGGCAAAGAAAAGTGATAATGTATTGACCGTTGAGTTTTTGGCAGAACTTTATAATTGTGCCATTACCAACAATCAGATATGTGCAGCTGTGGTAAGATATATGGAAGACACGTTTCTTCCCGACCAACAATATCAGATGCTAAATTCGGCTTTGAAAAGCTACTACAATGAATACAAGTCCGCACCCCAGTATGGAATAATCGTGCAGAGATTGTCTTCTTCAAGGGCTGTTTCAGAGCTGTTGGATGAAATCCGTGAGACAGCTACCAGTACCGATCCTGACAGCATACGTGACCAGTTTGAAGAATACTTGAAGCTCGTCCAGTTCAAGAAGATTCTGAAGGAAGTGACAAAGAAGTATGAGGATGGGGAACGTATTGGAGCTATGGGTTCGTTCACTAGAGAGGCTTTGAAGCTGCAACAGTTTTCTTTGGCTCCTGAAGAGTTCATTGACATTGCTCAGACTTATGAAGAAAGATTGCGTGAAAACAAGATGAAGCACGAGAATCCGGTGGCAAAACTGGTAAATAGTTTCTATATTGATGGTTTGGATGAAATGAATCATGGTTGTGACCTTCGCACTCAGCTTTCATTGTTTATGGCGATGTCTGGTGTAGGTAAAAGCCATATTGCACGTTGGATCGGTTTCAATGCTGCCTATATGAGTGGTCTTGATGTACTACATTTTCAGCTTGAAGGTTCTGCTTCTGAAATTATGGATTCATATTCTGCTATGTTGACCAAATCTTCCACTTATGAATATGAGAAGGGAAGAATCAACAATCATACATTGGAACAGTTGAAAGTCCAATTGGAAACATATAAAGGGACGCTTAAAGTTAAAGCTTATCCTAAGTTCGGCAAGGAAATCTCTACTCAGGATTTGATGAATGAATGTGATAAGTATAAGGAAAAGTTCGGCAAATACCCTGATGTAATTATAGTAGATTCATTGGACTTGTTGACTGACGCTTCAGGAAAGAACTGGGATTCAAAGGCACTTAGACATAAACGCATTGCCACTGCTCAGGATTTGAAGGATTTGGCGGCTGCTTGTAGTGCTTGGTGTGTTGCAACGTATCAGGCTACGATTGAACAGCCTGATTGGGTAAATGATGAAAAGAATGTGCTGACAGCATTTCACGCATCGGAAAGCAAGGGAATTCAGCGTCCATGCACTCATGTCATTACATTGAATCAGAGCAGAAGAGAGTATCGTGAAAACATCATGAGAATTTATGCTGACAAGTTCAGATTCTGCAAAAAGAGTGAACCTTTCAGAATCGTGACTGACTATGAACATGAAATATTCTATAGTCGTGAAAGAACATTGAACTTGCCTACAGATTGATGTATGGCTTGATGAAAGCAGCGTAATTTAACACACGCTTTATTATGAATTTGACCCCCGAACTACGACATTCAATTACAGAAGAGTTGCTGTTCGACTTGAATGGTAAGATGGATGGAGGAAGGAAAAACATATTAGTCCAAAACTGTCCTTTTTGCTCACATGATAATTATAAATATGGTATTTACGTTGGTCAAAATGTCGGAAAGAAACGTTTTGGCATGTCCAACTGCTATCACTGCAACAGACGCTTCAGAACCCTGAAGGAAACTTTGACAGCTCTTGGAAGAGAGGATTTAATACCACAAGAAACGGTTGAACTGGATGAATCTTTTACTGACATTTCTGCCATGTTTGAGGATGAGATAGATGATGAACTGAAGGAAATTGAAATGCCTCGTGGTTATAAGAGATGCTTCAGGAACCAATATCTCAAGTCTCGTGGATGGAACGCCGATGACTTTGAATACTTTCCGGTAGGAACCAATCGTGGCATAGAACGTGAATTCAGCGATTATGTAATACTGGAAGTGATAGATGGAGGAAAGAAGGTCGGCTATGTTGCACGAAGCATTTTGAGTAAGGAAGAAATTGAATCATACAATTCAAGACACCACTTCAAGCTGAGAAGATACAAGAATTCAGATGAAAGTGTCGGAAACGGATTTTCCAAGCTATTGTATAACTACGATGCCATTGAAGCCTACACTACCCAGTCTGTAATATTGTGTGAAGGGCCGTTTGATGTGGTTGGGCTTAACAGAAAACTTGAATTGTATGATAACAAGCATATAGTTCCAATTGCCACTTTCGGCAAGAAAATAAGCCAGGAACAGATGTTCAAGCTTCAGAAAAAGGGTGTTGAACAGATTGTGATTGGATATGACAATGATGCTAAGGAAACGACATCGAGGATAGCTATGGAACTGGAAAAATACTTTGATGTTCTGATAGCCGACATTCCTGATGGTGTTGGCAAGGATTGGGATGAAATGGATGTGGAAGATATATATGATGTCTTTGCGTTCAATCTGAAAACTATACGTGAATTTAATCTTGGATGAACATGGATGAACAGATAACATTGAAAGAATGGCTCGACAACCATAACTTGACATACTCGCTCAGAAAGGACGTGCTTGTAATTGCAGGGTTCGGGCGATTTCTTATCCAAGAGGATTATGAGCATATCTTTAAGCAAACGAAGGATGGAGGTGCTGTATTCAATTCGATGGAAAATCCGTCTTACTTGATTGCTGACGATATTTTCTATATAACTTTCCCATTTGGCAACAGATGGTATTATGTTGACGTAAGAAAGAGCGGAACAGACCAACAGTTCCAGGTTTTGAGACATATAGGCGATTCTCCGAAGTTCAAGCATGAATGCGAGTTCTATCCTTTGGGAATTCATTCAGGTTATGAATTGTTGAACGGAAGCGGTCTGTTGAAAGATTGGTGCCAAAAGGCTAGATTCCTTGGCTATAAGGGGATTTCAGTTGCAGACAAGAATACGATGGCAGCTTCGCTTGACCTTCAGCAATCGGCTACGGACAAGGGGCTGAAGTATTGCTTCGGTTATTCATTGACTATCAGAATTGGAAATGATAGAGTTGGTGCCAAAGTATATGCTGCCACTCAGAAAGGCTTCAGGAACATGCTCAGGATACAAAAGACCATTGCCGTTGATAATGTTGAAACCAAGGAGATTGACATGATAGACCTTCTCAATTTGGCTGAAGGGAATACATTGGTGTTCGATAAGCGTTCAGGGCATTGGTTGGCTGAAAATAAAGGGCAATTGGATGATTTTATCAATGCTTTTGATGGATGGGTATACTTTCAGGTTGATACTACTGAATATCGGGCTGACAGAATTGATTCGGTGGTTCTTCAAAGCATGAAGGCTTATTTTGACAATTTCTATTTGGGAAACTTGGAATATCAGATGAACATACGGCCTATCTTGATTCAGGATGTATATTATCTTGACAAGGAGGACTGGAAGACGAAGATGGTTCTCAATAAGGTTGATACCGGAGCTGCACATGAACAATCCTATGGCCAGTATATGAAAACGATAGATGAGCTTTATGATGAGTTCCGAAAGCTGTTTTCTGAAAGATATGATGACGATGTGTTCTATGATATGTGTGAGGCTACGGCTGATATAATGGAGAATGCTTCGGCTGCTTATGACTTGA